GGAGCTCGATCAGTCAATATCTCGTGATCTGTTATCAGCGACCCAAAAGGTCGCGGACATCATCTCAGCAGAGATAGGGATTTTAAATCCCCTTGACTGGCGTGCGAAGCACGGACCTGGTGTAGTCTCTGACCTTACTAGGGGATTGAGCAAATACTCATTCCCTTATTGGCCAGAGAAACTCGAACGTATCTTTCCTTATGCCGATTTTGCTTTTGCAAACTACGGCCTATGGGCAGATGTCGTCGTAAGACAGAAACGGCCTCAGTTTGATACTGAGCCTCCTTCACGACTTATTCTAGTACCAAAGACGCTTAAAGCTCCGCGGCTTATCGCCGCTGAACCTACAGCTCATCAATGGTGCCAGCAAGTCGTTAAAGACTTTCTGTCGTCACGAGTCCGAGATACTTGGATTGGAAAATTTATCAACTTCGTTGATCAACGACCGAACCAAGTCCTCGCTCTTCGAGGATCCCTAGACGGTAGCCTCTCGACAATTGATTTGTCCGAAGCTTCCGATAGAGTCAGTACGTTTCTAGTTGAGAGAATCTTCAGAAGAAATACTACTCTTCTCGACGCTCTCCACGCGACTCGTACTCGTTCCGTAAGGAACATGACTTCATACGGGCTTGACTCCGTAACTATGTTACGGAAGTTTTCCTGTATGGGATCTGCCTGCACCTTTCCCGTCCAATCGATAGTATTTCTCTGCATCGCTTTAGGAACCACTCTTCATGAGAGAGGTCTCCCTATCACGATCCGGAGTATACGTCGATTGTCTGGGCAGGTCCGGACATTCGGTGATGACATCATTGTCCCCACCGATGTAGCGGAAAAGGTTGTTGGAGCGCTCAGCCTATTTGGGCTGAGGGTTAATCCCTCTAAGACTTTCTGGAGTGGAAACTTCAGAGAGTCATGCGGGCTTGATGCATTTGGAGGTAACGATGTTACACCCACTTACATCATGTCGCTCCCACAACGGTCGAAACCTGAATCCATATCAAGTGTGGTCAGCAGCCACAACAACTACCTTGTGAAAGGATGGTTGCAAGCTGCAGCCTACCTTGAGCAGACAGTTCGGAAGGAGTGTAAATCCATTCTTTCCGTCAGTATGGACTCAGGAGTCTTTGGTCTCCAAACCTATGATATTCCTAACAACCAACGTCTGAAAAGACGGTGGAATGCTAGCTTACATAGGCTCGAGTATAGGAGTATCTGTGTGCAAACAC